TTAATAATACCGGTAATTATTTAAATAGGTTTACGTGAATTTTATGATTACCCTATTTGGGCTCGTGTAAACACCCTTAATAGCTGACGCGGACAATTCTCTACGCTTAGAGTTTTTATTTGCCTGGAGTGTTAAATTCATATCATTGTCTATTAGTTCTATGTTATTAACTGCGAAGGTCATTACCTTATTTTCTATGAACCACTTAAAAAAATTTAACTGCCCAACTGTCGTTACTACGTAGTCTTCCTTAGAATACTTATCATTATCAAACTTTTTCCAGGTTAAATCCCTTACGTTAATGATAATTCTGTCGCGGCGACAAAACGGATCAAAGTATTTCTTAGAATAGGCTTTTAACTGGTTTTTGTAGCTTAAATAAATATTAAAGTACTCCTTCTCACTATTCTTAATTATTGGGTATATTATATTATATTTCTTAGCGTAATTTGTTACTAACCAGTCTAAAAGTCTAAGGCTTAGCTGTGTTTTTCCAGAAATGATATCGTGAAAAATACCAATTCTAGTCTTATAAAATCCGAGTAAAAAATCAATTAGAATACCTCCCTTGGAATTGTTTTCAACCAGACTCATTATATACAATCTATAGTAAACAGTTTTTAAATACATTTAAAGCTTTTATGTATTTATATTTAAAAGATGGAAGACAAGTTTGATATTATTAATAATAAGAAATTTACATCATTTCTTATCAAAAACATAAATAGTATTTGGGGCAGCTCCAAGGGAAACGATAATATGTTTCCGGGTGCGCGCCCAGTTTCGTTAGAACGGAAGAATTTTGAAAAATTAAAAAAGTACGATTATTACATTGGCCCTAGGACACGTGGAGATAGGTGTATTCTCTATTTCCTAAATGACAAGAACGGTAAAAACCAATCTGTATTTATTAACAGGAATCTACAGGTATTTAATGCTAATATATCAGCAGATGATTCCATTTACTATGGCACCATTTTTGACGGAGAACTTTATATTAATGGAGACGAAATCAAGTTTTCTATTCACGATTCACCAATTATATGCAGTAACAGGATCAATAAGAATCATTTTCATGATCGTCTAGATGAGATAAAGTGTTGTGTTGAGAACACTATTGATGTTAGTAACACTGTTAAAATAGACGTAAAGAAGTTTTTCCCTATGACAGACATCAATTCGTTCAAGAATTATTACCAGGATTCTGATACACAAGGTATGGTTTTTATCCCAGAATCGCTACCGGTAATTTCGGGCACACAATATTCAATGTTTATATGGGGACCAGTTGATGGGCACTCATTTGATTTCCAGATGATAGAAAATGAAGATGACATCACAGTAAAGGTATTTAACCTAGGTGAAATGATAAATTTTGCCAGCATTGATTATTCTTCAGATGAAGGCAAAATTTTCATAGATTCCCTTAAGAACCTTGATAACTACAAAAGTGGGAGCATAGTTAGGTGCTCATTCAACAAAGTTTTTATTCCAAGTAAGGTGATGTGTGACAAAACGCACCCTAATAGTCTCAGAACCGTAGAACGCACACTTTTTAATATTTACGAGAACATCATTTTTGAGGAATTTGAATAGTCTGTATCACAGACAAGAGTAATAGATCTACTGATTTTAATAAATTAAAACATATAGATTTATTTAACACAACTTACACAACATGCTTACAATAACCGTTTAACGCCGGGCACGAGCCTTGCGGAGGATGCGCGCGCGGTTCTTTCTGTAGTACCGGCGGGCAGCGACGGCAGCCTTCGACTTCTTCAGCTTCTTCTTCTTCGAGCGACGGGTGCGCTTCTTCGACGAGCGACGCTTCCGCTTGCCCTTAGCCGAGCGACGCTTGCGCTTGGGCGAGAGAACGTGACCCTTGCGGCGAAGGACCGACGCCGAAACGTAGTGCTTGCCCGACTTGGTGCGGTAGTAGATAGCACCGTTCTTGCCACGGTACAGCTTGCGCTTGCGGCCGCCAACGCGAACGTACGCCTTGGACTTGAGGAGCTTGCGGACACCGTGGCCACGCTTTGGGCGGCGACCGGGCGACCGCTTAACACGACGCTTAACACGCTTAGCAGCCTTGGACCGGCGACGCTTGGGGGCAGCACGCTTCTTGCGGCCAAAATACAAACTGAGGGAGTCTACCATTCTTTTATTAATATACGAAAAGAAAATAAATCACTCGGAATTAAAATTTTTAATAAATCTGGAGATATAGGTTTCTTTGAAATCTTTGGACGTCAGGAATTCCGAGACCCCGTTTTTATCTATGGTCTGGATCTCAAATTTTTCTGGGACCGGATAATTAAATTCGGTGAATAGACCTCTAGCTTCTAAGTAATTAAAATCATCAGGGAATGAATAATTACACTTGTCCATTATTTCTTCTATACTTGAATGTTTTTTAATCAAGGAGTACGCCGTAAGGCCTCCGATCTTGGGAATATATGGGCAATAGTCACACCCGGCGAGAATACAGAAGTCTACGAATTGAACGTAAGTCATCCCAAATGACTCTAGTATACTTTTTAGATTAACTTCAACCAAGTTTCCCATAATACCCATTTTAATTACGTTTTCACACCCAAATGTCAACGCATCTGTGTCATCTGTTACTGTATAATCAACAAGCCCATTTTTTTGTAGGAACGCACAATACTTTTCAGCCTCATCTGGGGCAGTTACATAAGGCATGCCAAGAAATCCCAAAAGTTCCTTACAATCATCTACGTGACTTTTCTTAACGTAAACGATCTGGGATTCAAGTTTATTAATTTCGTCATTTAACTTATGTTCTTCGTCTTCAGAATTGGGTTCAATCTGTTTTAGTGTATCTATCTTGTCCTGGATCTTTTTCTTCAGGTTTTGTCTCTTAGTTAATGTGTTTTTTTTAGCGGCAGGAGGTGCACCATCAAAAACAAATACAGGTGTTACACCATTACTAAGGTAATACTTTACCCTATTCATAAATCCAGAAATGTGACAATTCTCATTGTGCTTGGCCGCATATCTATATTTATAGAGAAGGATCGCACAATCTATAGCCATCTTTTTCCCGTGGTAGTCTTGGATAGGTCGTTCTGAAACACTGTCTTGAGCGTGTTTTTTAACAATGACATTAAAATTGCGAATACCCATTTAATATTATTACCGATTAGTCTTTAAACTATTTAGTCCCTAAAACTGTATCCGACCGTGATCTCCTTTTCAGGCTTACATTCCCTGAAACTATACCCCGATACTGCGTTTTCCTGGTCAGGCTCGGGTTCTTCTTCAGGAACAGGATCTCTAAGGTCAATGACCTTCTTTTTCTTGGGAAACTTGGGATGACCTTCTAGCCCAACTTTTCGGTGATGCTCTACATCCTTCCAGAATTTCTCCAGGATCTTTATGTTCTCGTTTATCCATTGAAGATCAATTTTAACGCGGACAATATTCATTGTATTTGGGGGAAGATACTCAATGAAATCCGCGGTTTTCAGTCCCGTGATGTAAAGATTAAACTGGACTTGTGGGTAATAATACTCTGGGATAATACCCATTTTTATCTTTCGTCTATAAGGGCATTTAACTTCAAGAAGAACTGGTTCTTTTTCAGGGCAACTAGAGTCCTGTACAATACCGTCTGGAGATCCTGCCAACCAATAATAATCTTCATTTAAATGAATGTCTCTATGACACAAAAGACCAAAATCGTAGTTTTTATACCCAGTAATTTTACAATACTTCTTAATTGCCTCATCTTCATACTTTTGACCGTGCCTAGTGGCTATATTTCCAACAAATGGCTTTAGATCAAGACCACACTTCTTAAATAATACTTCGTACGGCTTCTGATAAGGGTTAATACCTAGTACTGTAGCGGCATCACTGGACGTCAATTTATCCTTTCTTTGTTCAAACCATTCGGGAGATCTTTGTTCATGTTGAGGAAGCTTAAGCAGTTCCTCTATCTTATTATTGATTACGTCTTCCATTAATTAATTATAAGATAGTGTTTTAAATTGATTTTAAATATTTATACTTATAAATAATGGGTGTCGGTGACGATATAGTATCTGGGACACAAACTTATGGCAAAATTAGAATAGAACTACAAGCGATCATTACTGGGATTATATCCATAGCTTTAGCGGTTTTGTTTGTACACCTCGCATTTTTTAAGGTATGGGAACCGGTTCCAGAGGGAACTGCCCCCGTAGGTAGTGTAAAGCAGATGACAAAAGACTCCGCCCTTAAGTTAACTGGAGGGGCTTGTGTGTTCTTCGCTATTTTTTCACTCATTTCTTGGAAACTTAGGAACAATAAATTCTTTGATACTGTATCTGGCGTTACAGGAATCGCTGACTGGGTTAATGTGTAATACCAACTTATTTACATTCCAAAATTACATTTTTTAATTATACCTAGGTAATTAACAAACGTAATTAGTAAGGAAAATGGCATACCGCAGAGAGCATATTACTACTAAGGTGGCAAGCATTTTTGATCTCTCTAATGATGACATAGTTCCGCAGAATATTGAGAAAGGTGTATTTAATTCTACTATAGATTACTGTAAAAGTAATGAAATTCCACTGAAATGGACAGAATCTAAGTTCGTTGGTAGGTATTCTCAAACAGGTAGAAGGGTATTAGCAAATTTGACTTATACTACTAATTCCAAAGATTTAATAGAAAAGATCAAAAACGAAACATTAGACCCATACTCTGTCGCAACAATGACACATGAAGAACTATATCCTGAACTATGGGATGAAATAAGAAACGGTATTGAAAGGAATATGCCAAAAAAGGACGAAAGTATCCCAGATGGAATGTTTAAGTGCAGGAAGTGTAAGAGTATGAAAACTACGTACACACAAGCTCAAACTAGAAGTGCTGACGAACCAATGACAACATACGTGTTCTGTACAGATTGCAGTACACGGTGGAAGTTTTAATCTTAACTATACTTTGAAATATTAACAGGGGAAATATAAGAATCCCTACATACCTTTGGCGTATTACCCAGTTTTTCAGCGACATATTTCAACCCTAGGGTAATATTAGCTTTTTTCTGCTGTTCAGTGGAGGCTATTCCCTTAGTTCTCATAAAACCTAGGAATAATACGTTAGCGGAGTAGGTTCTTATGTCTTTACACGTTATACCGGACTGTATATGGTCTTTTATAAATAAATTAAGATCAGCGGGGGTAATCCCCTTAGTAACACCGTTTGATCTATAGTAAAATAAAAATTTGCCCGGTATTCTTAATACCCTTTTGATGAACTCCATAGAACCTATATCCATTATCACTTTCGAGTGATGTATGCTCTTTTTACCGATAAAAGATAGTTTATTCCCAGTCAAGTGTTTCTTCATAAGGGTTGATAATCCTACTGATTTGTTTTCCCGAAGGTATACATCATTCCCGACTCTTATGTTTAAGTCCTCCATAATTTTTAGCATATTACTCATTACGCATTCTTTTGACAAGTCTTTCCTTTTCATGAAAGAAGAAATAACACGAGTGTATTTTGGATGGTTAAAATTGTCAATATTACAAAATTTCCCTTGTTTTGAGAACAATATCCAAGCTGGGTGATATATATACTGTTTTCTATTTTTTGAATCATACCCAGTTGCCTGTATTTTTTCTTTCAAATCCTTTGATATACTTACTCTCTCCCATTGTGG